TAATTGATATAGGAGAATTATTATGGCATTTGCCAATTCCAGTATCAGCGACATCATTGCGACCAACATTCAAAGCCGTACTGGTGAGTTAGCTGATAACGTCACAAACAACAACGCCCTTTTGCGCCGACTCAAAGACCGTGGAAATGTGAAGACATTTTCGGGCGGTAATGTGATCTTGCAAGAGATTATGTACAGCGACAGCACGACTAACAACACGAATTCTTATTCGGGTTACGAAGTGTTGAACGTGTCACAAAACAGCCCAATTAGTTCTGCCCAATTCAGCATTACTCAATACGCTGCCGCCGTGTCCATCTCTGGTTTGGAAATGATCCAGAACTCGGGCAAAGAAGCGATTATTGATTTGCTCGATGGACGCATGATGGTTGCCGAGGCTCAATTGGCTAACCGTATTGGCGGTGACATTTACACGGATGGCACGGGCAATAGCGGTAAAAACATCACGGGTCTAGGCGCAGCCGTACCCGATGCACCCTCAACGGGTACATATGGTGGCATTAACCGCGCTAACTATAGCTTTTGGCGTTCAGTTAAGTATTCGGGCGTGACCGATGGCGGTTCAGCGGTTTCGGCTTCAAACATCCAATCTTATATGGATAGTTTGGCCGTTCAGTTGATTCGTGGCACGGACAAGCCCGATTTGATCGTTGCCGATAGTAACTACTACCGTTTGTATTTGCAATCAATGCAATCAATCCAACGTGTTACCGATGGTGGCAATTCCACTCAAGGCGCGGGTTTCGCTTCCTTGAAATACTATGGCGCGGGCATGGCATCCGATGTTGTGCTTGATGGCGGTATCGGCTCAAACGCTACCGCAAACCATATGTGGTTCTTGAACACCAAATATATGATGTTCCGTCCCCACGTTGACCGCAACTTTGTGCCTATTGGTGGCGAGCGTCAAGCCGTCAACCAAGATGCAATCGTTAAGTTGATTGGTTGGGCGGGTAACTTAACAAGCTCAGGCCCACAGTTCTGTGGCGTTCTGATCGCTTAAAGGAGTATGTAATCATGGCATATACAATAACCCCCCTCATTGGTATTGACTTTAATAATATCGTTAACACCAATACAAATAGCGCAGGAACGGCTATTCCTACATTTGGCCCCTTGGGTGCTGAAGTATTTGGTTCTGATGGCAAAATTTATGTATTGGCTCAAGCCAATGCATCTATTACCGCATCAACGGCCGTTTGCACCGTCAATGCAACCACATTCTTGGTGACGGCTTCGGGTGGTGCTTACACATCACCCGCAGTTGCCCTAGTTAGTGGTGACACTGCTTGGTTCTCTAAAGCATCTGTGTAAAATAAAAGGGGCGGCATAAAAACCGCCTCTTTTTAATTAAGGAACAAAAATGGCTATTCCATCAAGAATTCTTGGCGCGGGTAACTCGCCTTTGTCAACGGTGTCTATTGCTGGCGATGGCGCGGTTGCCATTGTTGCATTGGGTTCAACCGCTACTGATGCAAAACAATTGTCGGCTGTGTTCAACACAATCACGACTTCATCCGCTTCTACGGGCGTTAAATTGCCTCCTACCGAAGCGGGCGCAATGGTTGGTATTCGTAATGATTCGGGTCAAACAATTACCGTTTACCCTTACAACACAAGTTCAACTATCAATGCGGCGGCGGCATCCGTTACATTGGCAACCGCAAAGAGTATGATTCTTTTTGCACCAAGCGCAACAACTTGGGCATCCGTCACTTCAGCTTAATCCCCACAGGATAAAAAATGGCACTAGATTCCGATATTGCAAACGCAGATACGCATCTGCACGTTGAGTTTTACACATTTGATAAAGCACCATATAAAGACACTCCGTTTGTGCGAATTATGGTTCCTGGCGATAAGTACAACATCATCGAACAACCCGTTCGTGATGACCATAAAGAGCGCTTTCCGCGTCAATGGTTGCACTATCAAATGCAAAACTCGGAAGGTGGGCCAATCATTGGCACAATTTTGCAAAATTGGCATCTAGATCGCCCTGAAGAATTTACAGACAGTCAGATGGCTGAACTGCAAATTCTAAAGTTTCAAACGGTTGAGCAAGTTGCTACGGCAAGTGATGCTCAATTGCAGCGCGTTGGGATGGGCGCTGTCGGGTTGCGTGAAAAAGCAAGAGCATATCTACTTAGACGCAATCAAAGTGAAAGTTCATTTGAATTAGAGCAAACCCGTTCTGAATTGAAAGAATTACAAGAGCAAATGAAAGCCTTGTTGTCCGAAAAAGCAAGAGGCCGCCCTAAAAAAGAGGTGTAAATTATGTCTAGCACTATGCTTCAGTTAGTGCAGCAAGTTACCAATGAATTAGGCGTGACAACACCGACAAGTGTTGCAGGGAATACTAATCAAGACATTATCCAAATTCTTGCGTTAATGAATGCAAGTGGATACGAATTCTTGCGCAAACATCCTTGGCGAACGCTTACGGTTCAAAAGCAGTTCTACACCGAATATTTGACCACTACGGGCACATGGAGTAGTAGCGGAACATCCATCACGGGAATCCCCTCTACAACGGGCTTAGATAGCACCTACATGGTGGTTGGCACGGGGATCGACCAAAACACTTTTATTGAAACGGTGGATTCGGGCACATCCGTCACCATCAATAGAAAAACAACCGCCGAAGGCACAAATGCAACCGTGTACTTTCAAAAGATGAAGTATGCGTTTCCAAGCGACTATGAGGCCATCATCCCAAGGACAATGTGGGACAAAGACAAACATTGGGAAATGCTCGGCCCCGAAGATGCCCAACAATGGGAATGGTTGTTGTCGGGATACATTGCTACAGGCCCACGGATTCGGTGGCGTTTGTTTAGCAAGTATTTCCAAATATGGCCTGGCTTCTCTAACGCTGAGTTTTTGGGCTACGAATACCGTTCAAACTCTTGGGCAAATAGTGCCTCGGATATTCCAAAAACATCGTTTACCGTTGATACGGATACTTGCATTTACCCCGACCGTTTGGTTGTTCTTTCAACAAAACTCAAATATTTTGAGGGCAAAGGTTTTGACACAACGGCAATGTATCGCAACTATTTGGAAGAAATGGAAGCGGCTATTGCCTTGGATATGTCTGCGGCTAATTTGTCGTTTGCACCAAGGCCAGGAACAATTTTAGTGGGATACGACAATATCCCCGATAGTGGCTATGGGGCATCACCGTAATGCCAAAAATTGCCCAAAGAACCGCCGCTAACGTAGCGAGTATTCCCGCGCCCGTTGGGGGTTGGAATGTGCGTGATTCGTTGGCAAATATGTCACCAACCGATGCGGTGACGATGACCAACTTTTTCCCAACGGTTTCAAGTGTAAACTTGCGCGGTGGATATACCCAATGGTCAACGGGGATTTCGGGGCAAGTTGAAACGCTAATGGCCTATGAAACGGGCACTGTAAGCAAGTTATTTGGGATTGCTAATGGCTCAATTTACAATTGCACAACCCAAGGCGCGGTTGGCGCTGCCGAAGTAACGGGGCTAACAAATAGCCGTTTTGAGCATATCAACGTTACAACGGCGGGGGGAAGTTATCTTTACGCTTGCAATGGCGTAGATGACCCATTGCTTTACAACGGCACAACTTGGGCAAGCATTAACGGATCAAGTTCACCAATTGCCATAACGGGCATAACTACAAACAAACTTAACAATGTCACGTTGTTTAAAAACCGTGTTTGGTTTATTGAAAAAGAAAGTTTAAAAGCATGGTATTTGCCAACCAACTCGGTTGGTGGTGCGGCCGAGGTTTTAGACTTGAGTTCTATTGCCCGAATGGGCGGTTATATTGTTTCGCTTAGTGCATGGACAATTGACGCGGGTTATGGCGTTGACGACAACCTTGTGTTTATAACGTCTCAAGGCGAGATTATTGTCTACCGAGGCACTGACCCCTCATCCGCAAGCACTTGGGCTTTGGCGGGCGTTTGGAAGCTCGGTGCGCCCGTTTCTAGGCGTTGTTTGTACAAATACGGTGGCGACTTATTGGTTTTGAGTTTGGATGGCTTGTTGCCATTGGCCTCGGCTTTGCAATCAAGCCGACTTGACCCGAGGGTTAACTTATCCGACAAAATTCAAGGCGCTATTACCGAAGCAACAACGCTTTACCAAAATTCATTTGGTTGGGCTATGCTTTATCACGCCAAAAACAATGCTTTGTGGATCAATGTGCCCGTTAGTGTTGGCGCTCAAGAGCAATTTGTGATGAACACCATTACAAAATCATGGACAAAATTTACGGGATGGGACGCTAATTGTTGGGAAACATTTGACGACAATCCTTACTTTGGTGGTAATGGTTATGTTGGTTTAGCTTGGGATGGCTTTATTGATGACACAAATGACATCAATGCGGTTGCTTTGCAAGCGTTCAATTATTACGAAAGCCGTGGTGTAAAGAAATACTTTACAAGAGCAAGACCGTCTATTTTTACGGATGGAACGCCCGCAATTTTGGTTGGAATGAATGTTGATTTTGACGTATCAAACACAACGGGTAGTTTGAACTTTAGTCCAACCACATATGGTTTGTGGGACACATCACTTTGGGATAACGCATTATGGGCGAGTGGCACAATTATCACGAATAATTGGCAAGGCGTTACGGGCATTGGATATTGTGCGGGGATTCAATTAAAATCGGCCTCACAAGGCTTGCAAATTGAGTGGGCCTCAACCGATGTGGTATTCCAACAAGGATGGGCGGGTATATGAACGCAAAGATGGAGAAATTTGCAGATGTTTCAGCCGAGGCCGTGGTGCTTATTGGCAAACATTGGAGTGAACTTTACGGTAATGCCAACCTAAAAAGCGATTTGGGTGGCATGATTGAACTAGAAAGAACGGGCAATTTTGCATATTTTACCTTGCGCACCGAAACGGGTGAATTGGCGGGTCATGCGGGATTTATGGTGTTTAGATCACCTTTTTATGGCGCAATGCAAGCGTTAGATGTTTTCTACTATGTGCTGCCCGATCATCGAGGCGGTCTTGGAATTTGCAAGCTACTCAAGTTAGCGGGGCAAATGCTCAAAGTTAACGGTGTCGGTCAAATTATGATTAGCCACAAGAAAACTCAAGATTTAAGCGTTTTGCTTGAAAGAGCAAACTATGAGCCATCAGGCGAAACTTACGAATTTAAGGAATAAACATGGCTTTCTTATGCCCCCAACCATCCGCGCCCGCAACGCCCGATTATGCGGGTGCGGCTACGGCCCAAGGCCAAGCAAATAAAGAAACGGCGCTTCTTCAAGGTTATCTAAACAACCCCAACATTAGTGGCCCGTTGGGTGGTCAAACCGTTACGTTTGATCCTATTACGAATCAACCAACGATTACGCAAAATTTAACGCCAACGGCACAAAACACGTTGGAAGCACAACAACGGGTTCAACAAGGTTTAGCGGGACTTGGTGAAAAAGGTCTTTCAACCGCAACGGACATTATTAGCAAACCGTTCCAATATACAGGCCCCGCCGTTACTACATCACTTGCCGATTCGGGAAAAATACAAGGCGCACCCGATTTGTTTAAATACGGCACTGCCTCATCAATTGCGGCGGATAAATATGGATTAGCCAAAGGCGATGTTGCGGCAAATCAATATGGTTTGGCGGGAAGTATTGACCCCTCCCGATATGGTATGGCGGGCGGCATAGATGCTAGTAAATATGGAACGGCACAAGGCGGTGTTGAAGGCGTTAATTTGCAACAATCCCTTAATAATATTGGTCAAATCAATCAAGATTTAAATGCCAATAACTATCGTTCAAACAATCAATTAGATTTGCGTAATGTTGCCCAAATGCCCGTCAATGCGGGCACTACGGGACAAGCGGCAATCATGTCTCGGCTTGCCCCTCAATTAGAGCGTCAACAAAAATTTAATGCTCAAACCTTGGCAAACCAAGGATTAGTAGCGGGCGGTGAGGCATATAAAAATGCCATGCTAGATCAAAGTCAACAACAAAATGATTTGTTGACCCAAGCGGCTTTGCAAGGAATTAACTTAGATACGGCGGCAAATCAACAAGGCTTTAATCAAGCCTTGGCATCGGGTCAATATGGAAATCTTGGAACACAACAAAACTTTGCAAATGCTTTAGCGGCGCAACAAGCACAAAATGCGGCTCAAGGCCAAGGTTTTAACCAACAACTTCAATCGGGCCAATTTGGTAATCAAGCGCAATTAGCAAGTTTTGGTGTTAATTTGCAAAACCAACAAGCACAAAATCAAGCAATCGCCCAAAATTATGGGCAAGGTTCAAATGCTCAACAATTAGCAAATCAAGCGATTGCTCAAAATTATGGCCAAGGTCTAAGTGCGCAACAATTAGCAAATCAATCCATTGGGCAAAACTTTGGTCAAGGCTTAGCGGCGCAAAATGCCGCTAACGCCGCCATTAGTCAAAACTTTGGTCAAGGCATGACGGCATCTAATGCGGCGAATGCGGCAATTCAACAAAATCAAAATACCGCCGCGCAACAACAACAATTGGCTAATGCCGCACAACTTCAACAATACAACCAAAATCTTGGTAGTGCGCAATTTAGTAATAGTGCGGCCACGCAAGAGTTGCAAAAACAACTTGCATTGCGCAATCAACCTTTGAATGAAATCACGGGTTTGATGAGTGGCTCGCAATTGCAAATGCCTCAATTCCAAGGTTACAACCCAACCAATATTGCCCCCGCCCCCGTATTTGCGGGTGCGCAAGCGCAAGGCGCGGCTGATATGCAAAAGTACGGCATTCAACAATCGGGTGCTAATGCTTTAACAAGCGGCTTGTTTAGTTTGGGTGGGGCTGCAATGATGGCCCCCGTTGGTACGTTTTCAGACCGCAAACTAAAGTCAAACATTGAGCGCATTGGCACTCATAAACTTGGAATCGGTCTTTATGAATATGACATCTTTGGTGAGCGTCAACAAGGCGTAATGGCTGACGAGGCTGAGAAAGTCATGCCTAAAGCCGTTTTGATGCACCCAAGTGGTTACAAAATGGTCAACTACGGTTTATTGAACGGGTAAAAACATGGCTAATCAATACGAACAGTTTAATGTTGCAAGCCCTTATCAGTTGCAACAGCAAGAGTTGGATCGCCGTCAAAAAATGGCCGAGATTCTTCAACAACAATCTTTTGAACCTATTCAAGCGGGTTCATATCAAGGCATTCAAGCCCCAATAAGCCCCGTTCAAGGTTTGGCTAAAATGCTTCAAATGTACTTGTCAAACAAGACTCAAGAAGGCTTAAAATCGGAACAAAAAGCATTGGGTGAGCAATATCGCGCCGACACATCTTCCGACATTCAACGATTGATTGAAGGTTTGCAAGGCAAAACGGCAACGCCCGAAATGAAGCAAGAGCCAACGGCAAGCGACTTTTCGGATAATCCAAACCTTGCGTCATCATTTGCGCAAATGCAACCCGACCAACAAAAGGCGTTTACCATGCCCGCTATGCCCGCAAAAGCGGCGGGAGTGCTTGACCCATCGTTGATTGGCGACTTCAAAACGCCTGGAATGCAACAACAAGCCTTAAATATGTATATGGGTCAACTTGCACCTAAAGCGCCTGTAATTCTTAAAGCGGGCGATGTTGCATTTAATGCCGCAACGGGCGCAAAAATGTTTGCGGCCGATGCACAATCTCCTTTTGGCAATGTTAACCCCGCCTCATTTACACCCGCTAGTTTGAAAGCGTTTATGGATAGTGGTGGTAAGGACTTCTCTATATTAGTCCCCGCAGTTAGTGCAGATACCCAAGCAAAATTGACACAAGTTGACGCAAATACTGCGGCAAGATTGAAACAAGATCGTGAAATTTCTGACCGTGCATTTAATGGTTTAAGTGAAAATCAAAAGGCTTCTCTTGCCAATGAAGCCGCAAGACTTGGAATTAGCTCAACTCAATTATTCTTTGATACTGGCATGAGAGCTGGAGGCGTTCAAAATCCCGCTGCACCAAGACCCGTTGCACAACCTATGGTTCAACCCGTTGCACAACCCCTTGCACAACCCGCTAATCAGCCCGTTACGCAAGCGCCTATGCCTATGCAACCCCAAGCAAGACCAGTTGCGCCTCCCGTGTCGCCTAATCAAGCCTTGGCTACCGCCTTGTCACCAAAAGCACAACAAGAGTTGCAAGTTGCCCAATTGAAAGACCAACAAGCCGCCGCACAAACATTGCCACAAGTGATGCAACAAGGTAAAACTTTAATTGGTGCAATTGACCAAATGATTGGTTTAAAAGATGCACAAGGCAAAGTTGTCATTCCTGAACACAAAGGTTTGAAAGACGTTGTTGGCACAATGATTCCGTTTGAATACAAACCATTCCAAGGCGGCACGCCTGGCGCTGACTTTAAGGCTTACTACGATCAAGTTCAAGGTGGCGCTTTCCTTGAGGCCGTTCAACGCATGAAAGGCACTGGCGCAATTACTGAAATTGAAGGCACTAAAGCTACAGCCGCATTGCTAAGAGCTTCAAAAGCACAAACTCCTGATGCGTTTAGAAACGCAATGTCCGAGTTTAGAGATATTATTCAAACGGGCATGAGCAATGCCGCGACCAAAGCGGGCAAAGGGCAAGTTCCTACTTACAATCCCGAAACGGGGAGGGTTGAGTAATGTCCGAAGCCTTTAAAACCGTAGAGATTCCCAATTTTGGGCCTGTTAACTTTCCCGTCACCATGTCGGACGATCAAGTTAACGCCGCAATTGTCAAAATTACGCAGACCCCAAAATCTCAACCCGCAGTGGATCAAACGGTTGAATCACCCGCAATGGTGCAAGGCCGCCAATCGGACTTGTCAATGCCAAGCAAAATGGGTTTGGCGGCGGCTCAAGGTTTAACTTTTAATTTCGCCCCAAAGATTGCGGGTGCGGGCGCGGCGGGAATGGACATTTTGCAACGTGGTTTTGATTCCACTCCAACCGAAACTTACGCAAACACCCGTGATTACATCAAAGGCGTAAATGAGCAATTTAGGGAAACCAACCCTAAAACGGCATTTGCAAGCGAAGTAGTTGGTGGATTACCACTTTTGCTCACACCATTGGGAATGACAAGCAAGGCTAAACAAACAGCGGATGCGTTGTCGGCGGCTCAAAAAATGTCGATGGCGGCAAAAATGGCGGGTACGCAAGGTAGTATTTCAGCCGTTGGTGCATCGGACATAAACCCCGTCACCGACCCTACGGAATATGCTCAAGATATTGCCAAAAAAGCGGCGATTGCCGCCGCCTCGGGCGGTGTTTTATCGGGCGGTGGACAAGCGGTTTATAACGTGGGTAGCAATGTCGCACAACGCTACATCCCCGAAAGTGCCAAAGATGCGGCACGAATCAAACTTGCTCAAGCCTTACAACGTGGCTCAAGTGCGGATGGTTCAAACACCGTGTTAAGCCGTGTTGAGCGTGAAATGGGGTTAAACCCTAACGCAAGCATTGCCCAAGCGGGTGGCCCGAGTGCGTTGGCGCAATTGGATGTGTTGGCATCGATGCCAGGGCAAGCGAAAACGCTTGTAGAGCGAAGAATTCGTGAGCAACAGACATTTAGACCAGAACGCCTTGCAAATGCCGCTGACGAGGCTTTAGGCACTCAAGGTAAGGGTTTTGCGGCCACATTAGACGCATTGACTGCGGTTAAAAAAGCTACCGCTGATCCTTTATACAAAAAACTTGAAAACGTATCTTTGAAAATTGACGATGAGTTGCAATCTTTGATTCAAGCCTCAAGGTCTGCGCATGGCAAAGCCGAGTTGTTGACCGAATTAAATAGAAAATTGCCACTTGATATATCCAAGCTAAAAGCGGGCGATGATGTCCCTCTTAATGCTTTAGACCTTGTTAAACAATCACTTTACGATATGGGCGAATCGGCCCGTGGTGAGTTTGGCAAAGCGACAAACACAAGCCGAGCTTATGACGACTTGCGAGTTGCATTGACAAAGAAACTTGAAGCCTTATCGCCTAGCGATAAAAATGGTTCAATCTACCGTCAAGCCTTGGATGCGTATGCGGGGCCATCACAACTAGGCAATGCCGTTGTCAAGGGTAGAACCGCTATGTCGAAAGACGATATTGCTTTATCCGACTTGATGGGCAATATGTCAAAAAGCGAATTAGAGGCTTTCCGCATAGGTGCGTTGCAATCTTTGAAAGAAAAAGTTGGCACGGAAGCGGGACAAACGTCTTTGCTCAAGATGTGGAAAGAACCC